ACGGAGATTGAGATCACGGAGGTTTGCGGTGAGCAGTAAAAGCAAAAAGCGGAAACCGCAGATCAGTCTCACAAAATCCGTCTCCATTGCCGAGTGCATCTTCTTGTGGGCTTGGGTCACGGTGTATACTGACGGGTATTGCGAGGGTTTCTTGGAATCAATAAACCACAAACATATGGAAGTCATCGGCACAATCCACGATAATCCAGAACTTTTGGAGGTAAGCCATGAGTGACCCTGTTTGGGCTAGTGTAAACGGCTACAAAAATTACGATGTTTCGTCAAGAGGCGTTGTGTTGAGCCGAAAAACAGGCAGGGCTTTGTATCAGACTGAAACGAAATGCGGTTATCTGCAAGTCCACCTGTGGAATAACGGGAAATGTCGCAATACGTTAGTTCACCGTCTTGTCGCAGAAGCCTTTGTTCCGAACCCGGATCGAAAGCCGCAAGTTAACCACAAAAATGGGGACAAGTCAGATAATAGAGCCGACAACCTTGAATGGGTTACTGCGAGTGAAAACCAACGGCACAGATATGGCGCACTTGGCAAGAAGAAAACAACGTGGAATGTAGCTGCTGCGAACGATGCGTGGAGAAAGCCCGTTATGTGCATTGAGACCGGAGAGATATTCAAGAGCATAAAAGCCGGTGCGGAAAGCAGAGGCATGAACGCATCAACCTTGTCCGAACACTTACATGGTAAAAAGGCTTTGTTTTGTGGGCAGCGCTGGAGGTTTTGTGATGAATAAAACAGATTTGATTAGCCGGAGCGCATTGCTGAAACACATCGACGAGTGTATACACGGAGACTGTGTAGCCGAATGCAGACCCTGGACAATCTGCTTCAGCTGGGGCAGATCGACATCGTGGACTATCTGGAACGGATTCCCGATGGCTATATCTCCAAGCGGCAGGAGCTCCTGTCCAAATACAAAATGCGCATGGCCACCCCCATGATGGGTGCGCCAACGGAAGAGATCGCCGCAACGGGTGAGGAAATACCCATTGAGGGCGGCGCCGGTAACCGACAGCTGCAACGTGCAGTTGTAGAGACTATGTGAGCAAATACCCTGAATCATATTACGACAGCCCCGGCCGACCATAGCCGGGGCACCGCCCGACCATAGGCGGAGAAAGGAGTAACGCATGGAAGACAATCTCGTTAATGACAGTTGGGACGACATCGACCTCTCCGATCTGACGGAAGAGCCGAGTGAAACCCCGGCGGTCACGGAGGGCGAGGGCGCAGAGACCCCGAAAGCAGACCAGCCGACGGAGGTTGAAACGCGAAGCGAGGACGGCTTCACCCTGAAATGGATGGGCGAAGAGAAGTCCTATACCCGGGAGGAAGTCATACCTCTTGCTCAGAAGGGCATGGACTATGACAGAGTAAAAGGCCAGTTGGAAGAGAGCCGACAGAAATACGCCGACTACGACACCATCAAGGCCGACCTTGCCAAGCGGAACGAGCAGTTCCGGTATCTGGAAGAGCTCGCCAAGGAGCAGAACCAGACGCTTGACGAGCTGATCGAACTGACACAGGCGCAGATGATGGCCAAGAAAACCGGCCAGAACATCGATGTGTGCCGTGGCATCATTAAGAACCAGCGCCTTGAACGGGAGTTGAAAGCCCGGGAAGAGAAGCTGACGGCGACTGTGGGTCAGAACGCCAAGCAGAAGGCAGACATTGACGCCTTCATGAAGGCATACCCCGACAGAGCCGCCGATCCCACGGCGCTGCCCGCCGAAGTGTGGGAGGCTGTGCGCGGCGGGGAAAGCCTTGTAAGCGCCTATCGCGCCTATGAGGTAAAAGAGCTGAAAGCCCAGCTTGAACGGCAGAAGGCCGAGGCTGAACAACGACTACAGAAAGAAATCAATAAATCCCGCTCTACTGGGTCTCAGAGTACCAAGGGCAAAGAAACGGTGGATCCGTTCGATGCCGAATGGTACAACGGGACTTAATTTTTTTGTGGGCGGGTAGAATTTAGGAGGAATTCAATATGCCCGTTATCAATCTTTTTTCCAAGTATGAAAGCAAACTGGAAGAGCGCTTTAAGCAGCGTTCCTTCACCGAAGCCTGGGTCGGCAGCAACTATAGCTGGGAAGGCGTCAACTCCATCAAGACCCTTACCCTGCTGACCGATGAACTGAACGACTACGATTCCACCGCCAGCGCCAACCGCTTTGGCACCCCCACTGAGGTGGAAGACGAGCTGCACGTCTACGCCCTGACGAAGAAGCGTTCCTTCTCCAAGGTGTTCGACATTACCCACGTTCAGGATCAGATGTTCACCAAGAACGCCAACGCCTACCTGAAGCAGATGTGGGACGAGCGTTACGTGCCCGAGATCGACAAGTACCGTCTCGCCACCTGGGCCGCCGGTGCCGGTATGGGTACGGTCGGCGCCAGGCTGACCAAGACCAGCGTTGTCGAGGCCGTCCTGACCGCCAAGAGCGCCATGATGGGCGCTGGTGTCCCCGGCGAAAACATGGTGTGCTTCATGCGCTCCGACGTAGCCATTGCCACCCGTCTGGCCTCCGAACTGGCCAGCAACCAGAACTGGACTACCAAGGCCATTGTGAACGGCAAGATCGCCGAGATCGACGGCATGGCCGTTGTCAGCGTCCCCGAGAGCTATCTGCCCAATGGCGTTGCTTTCATCATCAAGTACAAGCAGGCCACTGCTGACCCCACCAAGCTGCGCATGCTCCGCGCCAACAACGAGGCTCCCGGCTATGCCGGCACTCTGATGGAAGGTCTTGCCCGGTACGACTCTTTCGTTCTGGACACCAAGGCCGACGGCGTGTATGTGTACGCCGACTCTTCCAACGGCGTCAGCGCCGCCCCCACCATCACCCAGAGCGGCAATACGGTGACTATCACCGGAGCATCGGGTGCCACCGTCAAGTACACCACCGATGGCAGCAACCCCAAGACCAGCGGCACCGCCAAGGTCTATTCCGCTGCCATCACCATCACCAAGAACACCAAGATCCGCGCCTATGCCGTGGACGGCACTAAGCTGAACAGCGCCATTGCGTCCTACGACGCCACTTACACCGCTGGCTGATGAAACCGGATAGGGAGGGGAGTAACATCCCCTCCTACAGTTAGGGGGTGCCGACATGATCGACATTGAGCATCGTCTGACCCAGGTGGAGGACTTAACGAAAGACCATACCCGCCGGTTGGACGGTTTGGAGAAACGACAGGACAACCTGGACGAGTTGGTCGGTACCGTGAAGGTTCTGGCTGTCCGGGAAGAGAATGTCGAGTCTGATGTAAAAGAAATCAAAAAAGACGTGAAGGAGCTGGCTGGGAAGCCTGGCAAACGATGGGATAGTCTGGTGAGTCAGGTTATTACCATTGTGGTCGCCGCTGTCCTCGGTTTCCTCCTTGCACGTATCGGCCTTTGAAAGGAGGCAATATTCATGGAATTTATGGGTATTACCGGGGTGGCCGCTATCACGGTCATCTGCTATCTGATCGCCGAAGGTGTGAAGGCCACTGCGCTTGACAACAAGTGGGTGCCTGTGATCTGCGGCGTTTGCGGCGCGATTCTCGGAGTCGTCGCCTGTTTCATCATGCCTACGTTCCCCGGTGAGGATTATATCACTGCGGTGGCCATCGGCATTGTATCGGGCTTCGCTGCTACCGGCATTCACCAGGCTGGCAAGCAGCTGAACAAGCCTACTGATATTTAACGCGGATAGGGAGGGCGCTTGCTCTCCCTTTTCTCCGTATAAGGAGGGGCTATATGGATATTTTTGTTTTCATAAACGGCGTGAGGAAGTCCCTCAGACAGTTGTCGCAGGAGTCCGGGGTTGCCTATGAAACGCTGTATGCCCGGTGGAGGAATGGCGTTCCTGCGGATCAGCTTGTACCAAAGAAAAGCACCGGGGCCGATGGTTTCAGCCCGATCGCCTATGTTACCGAAACAGAGAACGGAGCCCGGATAACAATAACCGACAAAAACGGCACCACCACTGCGGAAGTGAAGAACGGTAGTAGTGCCGATTCTTTTTATGAAATCGGCGACGGTCTGAAAGTGGAGGGGAATGTTCTCTCTGTGGATACTGCCACCGACGCCGAGGAAGACAACACAAAACCTATTACATCCGCAGCAGTATACGCCGAGATTGGCAACATCAACATACTGCTTGCGACGATTTAAGGAGGGGCTATGAGTACAGCAACAGAAATAACAAGACTTCAGACCGCCCGGAACACCATCCGTGAAAAGGCGGTTGAACTTGGCATTGCCACAAGCACTTCTAAACTGGATGCGTTGGCAACTGCCATTGATGGGATTACAAACCGTGGTGCTGTTTCTGCACAGGTGCAGGAAGGTGACACCTACACTATTCCGAAGGGTTATCACAACGGCAGCGGTACGGTTTCCGGTGTGGCTGGTGGTGGCAACTACAGCTTGCAGAGCAAGAGCGTCACACCCACCAAGAACCAGCAGAACGTTACGCCGGATAGCGGCTATTACGGTCTGTCCGATGTCACCGTGTCCGCCATTCCCGAAGCGTATCAGAACGTGTCCAGCGTGAATGCCGCCGCTGCGGATGTCTTGGCAAACAAGGTTATTGTCACCGCTGATGGTACTGTTACAACTGGTACTATGCCTAACAATGGTGCTGTTGACAAAACTCTTGATACTTCCACAACCAGCTACACAGTCCCGAAGGGCTACCATAGCGGAACCGGCACGGTGTCTGTTGTCACGGAAACCAAGAGCGCTACGCCCACAAAATCTGAACAGACGATTTCAGCAACGAGTGGAAAGGTGCTGTCTTCTGTGACTGTGAACGCTATCCCGGACAACTTCGTTGACACTTCGGACGCGACAGTTACCGCCGCCGATGTTCTGGATGGCAGCACCGTCTACATCAACAATGAGCTTGTTGAGGGCGCGATGCCTAACAATGGGTCTGTATCCAAAACGTTGGACATTGACACTATGACCTATACTATCCCCGCCGGCTACCATGACGGCACAGGCGAAATAAGCGTATCTCCATGGAATTTGCAGCTTACGCCCAGCAAACTCCGTCAGGACATTACGCCGAGCAGCGGGAAAGTGCATGGCGTTGTAACGGTGTTCCCTATTCCTGATGAGTATCAAGACATCACCGGGGTAACTGCCACGGCTGAAACCGTTCTTGCCGGGTATACGTTTGTTGGTGCGGAAGGTGCCGAAGTTGCTGGCACGATGACAAACAACGGCGCTGTGTCGCAGACGCTGAATACTTCTACCACAAGCTACACTGTTCCGGCTGGCTACCATAATGGGTCTGGCAAGGTAAGCATCACTCTTGAAACCAAAACTGCAACGCCTACAAAGGCCGCACAGGACATCACGCCTACCAGCGGAAAGGTTCTGTCCAAAGTAACTGTGAATGCCATTCCTGACGCATACCAGGATGTTACTGGTGTTACTGCTACGGCTGCGCAGGTGCTTGATGGTGCGTATTTTGTGACTTCTGATGGCGCGAAAACAGAGGGCACTATGGCAAACAATGGTGCCACTGGCGGCAGCATTGATGGCCTGACTACCACAAGCCTGTCCATCCCTGCTGGCTACACTACTGGCGGCACAGTTTCCTTGACAAGTGATATTGAAGAAGCGTTGGCTGCTATATGACGAAAGGGTGACAGCATGAGCATTTTAACGGAAATTACCCGAATCGCAAATGCGAGGGACGACTTAAAAACGGCTCTAACAGCAAAGGGGGCGACTGTTCCGTCAGACGTCAAAATAGATGGTTTGGCCGCTATCCTTGATGCCTTGGCTGTCGGTAACGAAAGTATTACTGTCACCTACGAAGATAAGACCACTGCAAGTGTGCCAGTTTCTACGTTTATTCTTGGCATGGATTGGAGCGGGATTGAAACTGTGGCGTACAATTCAGCAAGCCTTACAAAACTGACGCTTGGCAACACTGTTGTGTGGACAAGCATAGATGCCGTGACCGTATCTGTTTATGGTGCAGCGAGTGAAACTGTAACGATCACCGATGGAACAAATACTTATACGGTAGCAACAACGGCCCTCGGTGTAGGGACGAAAACTCTTGAATTGCCGTTGGGGACATATACGGTTTCCGGCAGTGTTTCAGGATATTCACATTCTGTTGAAGTTCATTCGGACACAACGGAAATTGCGGCCTATCCTGACGGTGCTGTTTACTGGTATGGTCGCGAAATTTATCCTGTCACAGCACGTCTGTCTGTGGCAACCACCTATTCCGCTGCAACGAAAAATACGAATGACATCTATATTAGCGCAACTCATTCTGGTAGTGCTAATAGACACTGTTACGGTCAAGTTATAACTGACACAACAATAGACACAAGTTCGTTCAGTACCATCAAGGTAATCGCCAGTCGTACTGTGGCAACTGGCAACGGCAGCAAGATTGTTAATGCTGGATATGCAACGGACAATGCCACAACTACTTTGATGACAGGTGCAACGGTGACGGCTACGACTGCAACGGAGCATTCAACGGCCTCTCCTGGAACATCTGTATATCTTGGTGTGTCTTATTTCGCTAACACTGGCGGGTATAAAACCAGAACAACCACTTCTGGTTATGTGTACGCAATCTGGATGGAATAAAAACATAGGAGGTGTGCTACATGGCAGAACCGTCTACAACTGTAAAATATATTTTCGATCAGGCCATCAAGCTGATGGATGAGCAGAGTGACGCCGGTCAGGCGGTTTGGTCGGATACGGTGGAGTACCAAAACCGAACCATCGCCATCCTGAATGCTCTGCTTGGCGAATGCTACCCATTCAGCGACACCTACACTGTCGGTGAACCGGGGAAACGTCCGGTCGTGTCTCCGGTGCTCACCATGGACGACATTGTGTGTCTGGACGACAGCCTGGCCAAGACCGTATTGCCCTATGGTCTGGCGGCTGAACTTATCAAGAACGACGACCCCACGCTGGGCAATTACTTCCTCCAGCGGTATCAGGAGCTATTGGCCCGTCATGCCAAGACCCTGCCCGCCGCATGGGACACCATTGAGGATGTGTATGGGGTTGTTGACCATTCCAGTTTTGCGAGGTGGTGACGAATGGCTCAGATCGGAGCAAGCACCAGCGAGAAAATCTACTCTATCGGTAAATGGCTGGGGCTGAACCAGAACCCGGACGGCGACACCAAGCTTAAATACGGCGAGGCATCCGTCATGGAGAACTGGCGGGTAACCCGTGACGGCAACCTTCGCAGACGGCCAGGAACAGCTCTTATTTCCTCTCTCGGCTCTGGCCATGTGAGGGGCTTGTGGAGCGGTATTGTGGACGGCAATGAATGTGTATTGGCCGCTTGCGACAGCAAACTGTACCGGCTGTTCAACGGCGCAGAGTGGGTGACGGAAGAGCTTGGGGCTGTATCCACCGCCGGGGATGTGTTCATGTTCGGGTTTTCGGACTGCGCATACATTCTGGATGGCGAGGCGTACCGGGTGTATGACGGCGCTTTGCTGAAAGAGGTGGAGGGCTACCGGCCTTTGGTGGTGACGGCCTCCGTCCCGAGCGGCGGCGGCACATCCATTGAACAGGTGAACGCTCTGAACGGATTGCGCCGGGTGCAGTTCTCCCCCGATGGTGAGGCTACGGTGTTTGTGCTGCCGGAACAGAGCCTTGCCTCCATCGACTACGTTTGGGAAAACGGCGAGGAAAAGGAGTACACCGCCGATCTGGTGGCGGGTACGGTTACCTTTGCCACCGCCCCGGCAAACGGTATCAACACGGTGGAGATTGGCTACACGGTGGCAAGCAGCGACCGGCTCCGCATTGAGCGGATGCGGTACGCCGAACTCTACAACGGAAGTCAGGACAGCCGGGTATTCCTCTACGGTGACGGAAGCAACCAGGCCATCTACTCCGGCCTGGACAGCAACGGACAGGGACGAGCCGACTACTTCCCCGACCTGAACGTGGCTAACGTGGGTGAGAGCAACACGCCCATTACGGCTATGGTGCGCCACGGCTCCCGGCTGATGGCGTACAAGACCAACAGCACATACTCCATTGCTTATGGGTCTATCTCCCTGGCGGATGGGTCTATGACGGCGGGATTCTATATCACCCCTGTACACCGGTCTCTTGGGAACGTGGCCCCCGGACAGGTTCAGGTGGTTTTGAACTACCCCCGGACGCTTCACGGCGAGGACGTGATCGAATGGAAGAACGCCTCGACCTACTTCACCGCTGACGAGAGACAGGCGAAGGTTGTGTCTGACCGGGTGCAGACCACCATCCGGCAGTTCAACCTCCCCCGGTGCAAGTGCTGGGACGACAACGACAAACAGGAGTATTACATCTGCTACGACGGCCAGGCGCTTGTACATAACTACGCCGCCGATGCGTGGTACTACTACTCCTCTTTCGATGCGGTGGCTCTTATGAGCTTCCGGAACGAACTGTACTTCGGTACCAGTGACGGGCGGGTTCTGCATCTGTCCGACAACTACCGAACCGACTGCGGCGAGGCTATCAGCGCCTACTGGGAATCCGGCGCGATGGACTTCAAAGCGGATTATATGCGGAAGTACACTTCTATGATTTGGGTGGCCGTGAAACCGGAATCCAATTCCTATGTAGAGGTGACCATCCGCACAGACCGAAAAAGTGATTTTGCCGAGAAGGTGATCTCCAAATCCGTTGCGGGTTTCGGGAATCTGAACTTCGCGGCATTTTCTTTTATCACCTCGTCCCGACCGCAGATCAAACGGCTGCGGATCAAGGCGAAGAAATACGCATATTACAAGCTGATCTTCCAGACGGACAAGCCCGACACCACCGCCACGGTATTGGGTGCGGACATTCGTGTTCGTCAGACCGGCTATGCGAAATAAGGAGGGCTATGTATGGCTTTTACACAGTTTACCTATGACATGGACATTATCGCCAAGCTGTCCGACTCGCCCAACGTGGACGACGGTCTCACCGCTGACCAACTGAAAGCGAAGTTCGACGAGGGCGGTAAGGCGGTAAAGGACTACATCAATAATGTGCTGCTGCCGGAGGCCCTGGAAAAGCCCCTGTTTACCGGGCTGGTGAAGAGCAACGGCAGAGGGTTTGTACAGGCGGAGGCCGGGGTGGACTATCAGACTCCGTTGAAAGCGGGTACGGACTATCAGACTCCGTTGACAGCCGGGACGGATTATCAGACGCCCTTGACGGCGGGTACGGACTATCAAACTCCGTTGGAAGCGGGTACGGATTATCAGACGCCGCTGACTACGGAGCAGACCCGGAAGATCTTCGTTTCCACGGCTGGCCCCACGGCAGCGGATGGTGCTGACGGGGATATCTGGATCAAACTGGGGAGATGAATATGGCAGTAGGAACATGGTCACAGACCGCCCCGGCGGGGGTCACATGGTCGGGTGAAGGGGAACACGCGCTCTACCCAAACGCCAACTGGTACCACAAAATCGTGTGGGCCGCCGCGCGGGAAGAGGGCAGCAAGAACATCGTTATCAAGGTGGACTTCTACGGTGCTCACCAGGAGGACTGGACAAACGCCTCCGGGACGACCACGGCCTACATTTCCGTGAACGGGGACGTGTCCACCAAGGGTGTCACCACCAAGGGCTATACGGCCAGCAACCCGGCGTGGCGGCTTTGCGGTACGTGGTACTACACGGTGGAGGCATCCAGCCGCGACACGGTTATGATCGGTAACGGCAGCGCGGCCTATGCGCTGGAGATCCCCGGCGGCGACCTTATCCCCGTTTTCGTGAAAACGAACGGAGCGTGGGCGGAGGCGCAGACGATCTATGTTAAGACAAACGGCTCCTGGAAAGAAGGGGCGCTTTCAGTAAAGCAGTCCGGCGCATGGGCTGGGCTGTGATAAGGAGGGATAGATTATGGCAAACCTACGTGTTGCAGAAAATACAAGCGTTTATAACAGCGCTCTCCAGCAGCGGAATAAGCAGAATAATGCCGCAGCAAGAGGAACTTCCTCCGGCTCCAATGGTTCAGCCGAAAGTGTGGATAAATGGGTTCCCCTTGCGACAGCACAGCAAAACCTTCAGGAGGCGCAGGGAATCGGTGCTTATATTCGCGATTACGCCGCAGCGAATTTGGGCGCGGCTATGCCGGTGGTTGGCGGCCAGAATAGCGCTGACGCCGGGAAATGGCCCACGGTATCCGACGAAGACGGAGCCGGTAGTGGAGGCGGCGGTGGAGGCGGCGGTTATTACCGTGGCAGTTCCGCTCCGGCGAAGCCCGCCTACACGGCGGCCACCCTTCCGGCGGCAAGCTCTCAGGAGGCATATATCAACGCCATGTATGACGCCAACGCACAGAAACAGAAGGCCGCTCTTGAAGCTCAGTACGCGGCCAATGTGGGCGCGCTTGACCAGCAGGCGGCGAAGATCCCCGGCCAGTATGACGCGGCGGCCAATCAGGCTGCGGCGCAGGCGGCCATCAACCGGGCGAACTTCAACGAGCAGGCGGCAGCTACGGGCCTGAACACCGGTTCGGCCGGTCAGGCGGCACTTGCCCAGAATAACGCTCTGCTGGGCGAGATTTCTGCAATTCGCCGTGCGCAGAGCGAGGCGCAGATGGATGTTGAGGCACAGAGGGCAAGTCTCATGCAGCAGTATCAGGCGGCTATTAAAGAGGCCATTGCCAACAACGAGGCTGACCGGGCGGCGGCTCTGTACAACGAGGCAAAGCGCGTGGACGAATCCCTTGTCAGCACGGCGGTGAACCAGGCCACCGAGAATTATAGAGCCTGGCAAGCAATGTACGGTTAAAGGAGGGTCGCCATGGCGGAACCTAAACTTTTAGTGCCCTTGAGGCCGAAAGAAGAACGCACTTCTTCGATGTCCAAAAGCGAACAAGTCCTTGTAGACTACAACGCCAAAAGAGGAACGTTCAAAACAAACAATCCGGTGCAGACACCGGAGCTGGACGCGGCGGTCGGGAACTCCCCTGATTTCTCGGCCCCCAGCGTCAGCGAACCGAAAGGCCTTGGGGAACGAGTGGGGAGAACGGTTCTTGGTGCCGGGCAACAGACCTTGAGCAGTGCCGTCGAGGCCGGGCGGGGTATCTGGGACTTTCTCTCCGACAGTTACAAATATGGCGAGACCGAAGAGAGCGCAAAGCGCGAAGATAAGGTCAGCCCCCTTCTGATGGGTTACGCGGACAAGCAAGCTGACAAATCGGCCCGGAATATTGCAACGGCAAAACAGGGGCTTGGAACGGTTGGCCAGTTTCTTGTGGATGCTGGTGTTGCTGGCACACAGATGGCGGCAGATGTTGGTATTGCGGCGCTGACCGGCGGATCATCCCTTGCACCTATGGCGGTTCGCTCTTTCGGCTCCGGTATTCAGCAAGCCCGGAACAAGGGCTATGACGTAAACCAGCAGATGGCCCTTGGCCTCGGTAATGCCGCTACCGAGTGGGCCACGGAAAAGCTGTTCGGCGGCAACCCGCTGTATGATGCGGCCAACTCCGGCGTGGTAAACAAGGTCATTTCCAGGGTGACACAGAACGAGAACATTCTCAAATTCCTTGCCTCCCGCCCGATTGAAACGCTGAACGAAGGTTTGGAAGAAATTCTCTCCGGCGTTATCAACCCGGCTATTGAGCTGGCCATCACCGGGAATGCGGATTGGCCGACCGTTGAGGAACTGATCCGCGACGGCGCGATTGGCATTGCCTTGGGCGGTGCCGGTCAGGTGGTGAACGCCGTTGCGAACCGGGGTAATGAATCCTCCGGTAATCCGCTGTTTGACGCCTTGACTTCGAAAGAACAAAACGCCGCCACCGGAGAACCGGCGACGGCAGAAGAGTTGGTGCAAGACGCCCGAAAGGGGAAGAAAACACGCCCGGCCTATACAGCAGAGGACGGCCCCGTTCCGCAGAACACCAACACAGACCCACAATCAACTGCAATAATATCCAATGAGGCGCTGAACCAAGCACGGGAGAGCGTTTCGGGCGGGGAAACACTGCGCGACCAAAGAAATTTTGCGGAGAAGTATCTAAAGCCCTTGTTTGACCGGCTTGGTGGCGTTCGCCGATTCCCTATAAATGGCGTCTCTTTTGAGGGGGGCCCTTATGAGGTAACTGTGTACAAAAACGCTATCAACAAGATTATCTCTGATTACGACTTTGGCGTCGAAAAGATAGCGGTATTCCTTGATTTGCAGAATATTTTATCCGGCAGCCGATATGCCGGGAGTGGGAAAACCTTTAAGTATGACAAAGACGGAAATCCCGTTCCGTCGAAAAACAATCAAAGCATACGGCACGACTATTTTACCGCACCGGTTCAGTTCCCGGACGGCAGTACCAAAACCGTGCAAATAGATGTTGAGGTGCTTAAAGGTGAAAATAAGTACAGGACACACCACGTAGTAAACGGAATAGAGCTACTCGACGATACGTCTGCGCCCGGCATTACCCGTAACGTCAGAATGAGTCCATCGAATAGCTCTATCTCTATTGACAACATACCACAAAACAGTAGTGCTGTCAATGGCTCTGCTCCGTATCACCCGATCAATGAAGTTGGTGCGGCATCCGCGCAGGCTACCTATGGTCGAGACCCCGTTCAGGTGCCGGTTACGAACTTTGAGGGGCATCTGACCAGCAAGACAAGCTCCACCATCATAAACTCCGGCCTCACGCCCAACGGTGTGGCGCAGAGCTTGACCGAGCTTCTCAACAAAGGGGAGATGTCCCGCATTCGCTTCACCGATGCGGATGCAGTGGCAGACGCCAAGCAGACCATTGCGGAAAAGGGGTTTGCCAAGGCGCTGGAAGAGTTCAGAATCGATGTGGCGAACGGCCAGCGTGGCAAAGACCTCATGGCACGGGGCATTGAGCTATTCAACATGGCTGCGCAGAGCGGCGATATTATGACGGCAACCGACATTGCCGTGGATATCGTGGACAGCGCGCGGGAACAGGCACAGGCCATTCAGGTGTTGAACCTATTCAATAAGGCCACTCCCGAGGGCCGGGTCTACTTTGCCGTCAAGGGCATGGACAAACTGATCTCCAAGATGGAAAAGAAGTACGGCGACCGGGCAAAGGGTATCAACGTCAACGAGGAATTGCTCGCGGATTACTATGAAGCCGTGAAGTCCGGGAACGAACAGGCTATCAAGGAAACGTGGCAAGAGGTACAGAAAGACGTTGCCGCGCAAATCCCCGCCAACTGGGCCGACAAATTCCGCGCATGGCGGTATCTGGCTATGTTGGGCAACCCCAAGACCCATATCCGGAACGTTGCTGGCAACGTGGTGTTCATGCCTGCAAGGTATGCCAAGAACGTCATTGGCGCTGGTCTGGAAAAAGTGTCCGGTACCAGCGACCGCACAAAGGCGGTATTGAATCCGCTGAGTGCGCAGGATCGGCAGCTGATGCAGCTTGCGTGGCAAGACTACGCGGCGGCCATGGACGGCACGGATACCGGGCGGTATGACGAGTCTACAAACGATATTGACCGGATGCGTCAGGTTCTTCCCGGTGCTTTGGACAAAGTGGCCAAGTGGAACACGGAGCAGATGGCCAAAGAAGACCGGTGGTTTTCTCGGCCTGCCTATATGGACGCGCTGGCCGGTTGGTTCAAGGCCAACAACATTACGACCAATCAGGCAGCCGATATGATGGCGGGGGCAAACGCGGAAACTTTCGCCAAGGCGAGAGAGTACGCCATCCTGGAGGCGAAGAAAGCCACGTTCCAGGATGTAAACGCATTCTCCGATGCTGTGTCGCGGTTTGGCCGCTCCAGCAAGGGTGGACGGTTCCTTATGGACTCGGTGCTGCCCTTTAAGCGCACTCCGGCCAACGTGCTTATGCGAGCTGCGGAATACTCCCCGGCCTATCTTATGAAGGGGCTGAAGGAGGTGGCCATGGATGTACCCGCCGGGAAAATGTCTGCCGCCGAGGCCATTGACCATTTGGCTTCCGGGCTGACCGGCTCTGGCATTATGGGCCTTGGCTTCCTGCTGGCGAAAATGGGTCTGTTGCGCGGCAGCGGCAGTGACGACGAGAAACAAGCCGCTTTCGATAAGCTGCAGGGGAAACAGGATTATTCCCTTGCCATTGGCGACACCAGCTTCACTATCGACTGGATGGCCCCCGCGGCCCTGCCCCTGTTTGTTGGTGCGGAACTGTATGAACTTATGACCCAAGGAGAAGGAGAGAATGCAACGCTTGAAGATTATCTGAGCACTTTGCTTGGTATAGCCGACCCGATCCTGGAAACATCCATGCTGTCCGGCATTAACGAGCTGATCGACAGCGTGGGATATTCCGACAGGCCCATGCTTGACGTTGTAAAAAACATAGCCTTCAACTACCTCGGCTCATTCCTCCCCACTGTCGGTGGCCAGATCGAGCGCATGGGTGACGAAAACCGGCAGGAAACCTACCGCTACAACGAGTCCGATTTCCTCAGCGATAGCCAGTATGACGTAGCCAACCTCCTGAACAAGATCCCCTTTGTTGACGCTCCCGGCCAGATCGACTATGTGGACGCATGGGGGCGCACTCAGGAGAACACCAACCCCCTGTTCAATCAGTTGTTCAACCCTTCCTACGTGTCTACGGAGCGGACTTCAGAAGTGGAGACCGAGCTTCAGCGGCTATATGACAGAGGTCAGGGAAATGTGTTCCCCAAACGCCGCGGTCAGGGCGAGGAAATCAACGTACTGGATGAAGACGGCGAGTTTGTGAAGTCCCGGCATCTTACTGCCGAAGAGTATGAGCAGTTCAACCGAACGAAGGGTCAAACCTCCCTGCGTCTGATCTCCGATCTGATGGAAACCAACTTCTACCGGACGGCCAGCGACAGCGAAAAGGCAAAGGCCATAGAGAACATTTACACATACGCCAACGCAGTCGCCATGATGGAGGCAGAACCCACTACGAAGGTGGATAGCTGGATCACAAAGGCACGGGATTCCAGTGACCCCGGCAAGTATATCCAGTTGTACACGGCCACACAGAACATCGAGCCTGTGCCCGGAAATGAAAACCCGTCCACCTGGCAGAAAGTAGAGTACATCGTGGGCAACGTCAGCACAAAGGATGCAGACGAATTCATTCCCCTTTATCTGGACGATCTCGGCCCCCGCCGGTATGAAATGGCACGGGAGCACGGGTACACGCCGGAAATGTTCATGCAGGCGTACAAGGCCAAGAGAACTGTTGTATCCGACCGGGATGAAAACGGAAAATCCCTCAAGAACACCAAGGAGAAATACATACAGTACCTTATGGATGAATACGGATGGCCCGAGGCCAACGCCGAGAAGATGTACGGGTTTATCGATGCATCCGAGGAAACGCTGAACAACTGGAAGTGGTAAGAAAGGAGAACGCCTATGACAGAGAAAGCAATCCGACAACTGGTAGCTGACACCGCAAAAGGTTTTATCGGCTACAAGGTATCCAACGGCACACACAGGGAAATCATCGACATTTACAACGGCCACAAGCCTCTTGCACGGAGCTATAAAGTGAAGTACACGGACGACTGGTGCGCCACGTTTGTGTCCGCTGTAGGCATCAAGCTGGGCTTGCAGTATCTCATGTTCCCGGAGTGCTCTTGCCACTATATGGTTCAGCTCTACAAGAAGGCCGGACGCTGGGAAGAGAATGACGCATACGTCCCCATGATCGGCGACATTGTCCAGTACGATTGGCAGGATTCCGGGAAGGGTGATAACATCGGCACCCCGGATCACGTTGGCCTCGTTGTTGCCATTGACGGCACGACCATGACCATTGTGGAGGGAAACATCAATTACTCCGTTGCCAGCCGAAAGCTGACCGTGAACGGCAAGTACATCCGTGGGTACTGCTGTCCGGACTATGCCTCTATGGCTGACGAGGAACAGCGAACCTACACCGTCAGCGCCGTTGGCGTGTTCGACAGCGCAGAGGCCGCACAGGAGGCCCTGGAATACATCAAAGGGCTCGGCTTCGCCGGGAATGTAACCGCCTCTGACGCACCCTACGTTGAGCCTGAACCCATCACGCCCACAAAGACGGTGGACGAGCTGGCCCGAGAAGTCATTCAGGGCTTGCATGGTAGAGGCCATGAGAACCGCCGAGCTTCCTTGGAGGCAAAAGGCTATTACAACTACGATGCTGTAAGGGCGAGAGTGAACGAGCTGTTAGCTTGATTATCAAGTAGCAAGTAAGCCCCTCTCTTCGGGGAGGGGCGCATGAAAGGAGGTATGCCGCTTTGCGTTCCGTAAGAATTCGACGGTACAAGGAGGTACGGCATGAAGTACAAATACTCTGTGTCGGAGCTGGAGCGCATGGAGGCAAACCCATGGCTGACCGACAGAGAAAGACAGGTTTTTAACTACCGCTTTAAGCGCGGCTGGGCAATTGAGGATGTGGCAGCTCAGTTATATGTACATAGGAATACGATAAACCGGGATATTAAATCTATCCGGGAGAAGTGCATCTAAGGTGCATGAAAGGGCCTTGGCTTGTCCGTGAATGGGACAGGTCAAGGCCCTTTTTTTGTTACCCTTAAAGTACCGACAGGGCCCGTCGGAATACTTTATGGAGGTAACTACTATGGCTGAATTTGCAACCAAAGGCGTAGCCGGAACCGGTCTGGGTCTTGGCATCGCCGGTACTGCGCTTGGTCTGCTCCAGAACGGTTCTCTTGGCGGTATTCTTGGCAACAACTGCTGCACCAGCGAGAATATGCCCGTGAACCGGTATGAGGCTGGCCAGTCCGCCCGTATCGCTGAACTGGAGACGGAGGTCAAGCTCCGTGACGCCAACTTTTACACCCTGTCCGAGATGGGCAAGCTGCGGGACTATGTCGAACATAAGTTCGATCATGTTCAGGCTCGTCTTTCCCAGCAGGATGTGGTCAACGCTCAGGTCACCGCGAACCTGTCCTGTATGCAGGGCAACATCGCCACCCTGATGGGTCTGACCAAGACGGTCGTGCCGATCAGCTCCATCTGCCCCGAGGTTATGCCACGGTTCAACAGCTGGACTGCTCCCACCACTGAGGCCGCTGCCGGAGCCTAAACCGGCAAGGGAGGGAGGGGTAACCCTCCCTCTGTTTAAATAGGAGGTATTTATATGGCGACTATGAATCAGGTACAGAATGGACTGACTAAATATATAGATACGGAGATCCTGCCCTCCATGCAGGGGTGGCAGAAATGGGTGTTTGGGGCCGGCGTGTCTATCGCTCTTGGCAACCTTCCGGCGACTATCAATCGGTGGAAAGGACACGAAGTTGTCAAGATGCTTGGCGTGATCGACGAGAACGGGAACATTGACATGCCGAAGGTGTACCAGGGCATAAAGAGGCAGTCGGCAAAAGGCCCCGTGTCCTTTGACGTCCCCGGTATGGGAACTCTGACGCTCCACGATGCAGACGTGGATAAGATCTACAACATGATTATGGGAGGATAAGCCATGAGAGAGATTAAGGAACTGGTCGAGCACATCCATGAGGAAATGGAGGACGCGGAAGACTATATCCGCCTCGCGCTCCACTACAAGGATACGGACACCAAGGTGGCAGATGTATACTGCCGTCTTGCGTCCGAAGAGCTGACACACGCCGAGCACTTGCACAGTCAGGCTGTACGGATCATCGAGGCATACAAGGCTACCGGGCAGACTGCTCCTCCTGCCATGATGGCTGTGTGGGAGTGGGAGCACAAGAAGTCTATCGACCACAAGGCGAAGGTTAAGTCCATGATAGATATGTATAAGAGTTAAGAGGGCCGAAAAGCCCTCTTTTTTCGTCTCAAAAAATTTTTAAAAAATTTTTTATTATTTTTGAATTTCGGAGCTCAAAGGGGTACAGTCAAAAATTTCTGCCATCACTTTTGCCATCAAATCTATGTATTTTATTGCACTTTTTTTCACTTTTTTGCACTTTGGCCATGCAGAAAAAACGGCGAAAAACGGCAACGAAAAAACCCGGAAACCATTGAAATTTCAAGGTTTTCCGGGTTTTGGTGGGAGCAGGTGGATTCGAACCACCGTAGGCATTGCCAGCAGATTTACAGACGGCAAAAAAGTATTGAAAATCAATCACTTTTTAGAATTTGCCATCATGCGCGCAACACCCTTGTTAAATTTGCCAACAGACTTTGCTTGCTGTTTTTGGCGTAGGTCTGTGTAAATCTCTCGGGTGATCTCGATGCGGGAGTGGCCGAGGATCTTCTGGGCGGTGAGTTCGTCCACGCCAAGCTCAAACATGAGCGTTGCGGTGCCGTGGCGTAGGTTATGGGCCGTGAGGGATGGCTTTCCGTCCTCCCCGATGAATCCCACGGCCTTGCAGTATCTTTCCCACTCGCCCTCGTAGGCGTGTTCCGACATGATTCCCCCGCCCTTGGCGCGGTTGCTCTTGCCCTGTGGGAAAAGGTATGGGCTTTTGCTCCTGCGCCGTGCGTCTTTCAACGGCTCCACCAGCACGTCCAGAATGGGGACGATGCGGTTGCCGGCCTCCGTCTTGGGGGCCTTTACTCGCGGGTTGGAGTTGCTCAGATATTCCAAAGACTTTGTGACGCTGATTTCCTTTTCGTAAAGGTCAACGTCGCTCCACTCCAATGCAAGGGCCTCCGACTTCCGCAGTCCGGTGCACAGCAGGAAGAATGGGAACAGGCCAAAGGGTTGATCGAGGCTGGCGAAGATGATCTTCATTTCCTCTTCGGTGGGGGCTGTACGCTTTCCGGTTTTCAGACCCTTTGGCATTCGGACGGACAGAACGGGGTTAAACTCCGCGTAGCCCTTGGCAATGGCACAGTCAAAGATCATCCGGTATATGCTGCGGCGGGTTCTAACCACCGTGGCGCTGTATCCCTGGGCCTTGGCTCTTATGAGGTCATTGGATATGTCCTGCGCCGTGATCTGCTGCATGGTCTTGCTGCCGTGGATGGATACGATGTTTTCCACATGGGGAGCGTAGTTATTCCACGACTTTGCTGTTATGGTCTGCCGGTGCTCATCTTCCCACATTTCCGCTATGTCGGCAAAGGTGGTGACCGGCGGGGCTTCTTTCTCCAAGAGCTTATGGTACAGCTTTTCCGGATCTCGATCGCAGACCACATGGCGCTTCCCATCTGCGCCTTTATAATACCCCTGATACCGCCCATCCTTGCGGAGGGTGAACATGGAGGCGTAATCAATCTTCTTTGCCATATCACAACATCCCTGTAACACTCATGTTCTCCCCGGCAACAAAGGCAGACACACGATCCATCCAGAAGAAGCCCATGTCGGGGTTGGCTCTGTCAACGATCAGGGCAACAATAATCACCAGCAGACATGCGACAAGCAGGGCGGTTAGAACGGCGAGCTTTACGCGCTCTGCCTTGAGCTGGGCATCCTTTTGACGCATAAACTCGTTGAGCGCCCGCATGAAGTCTCCACGCTCGTCCAGCAGTTTGTCCTTGCGTTCGTTCTCTTTTATCAGGTGTTGCACCTTGCGCTGCTCGCTGGCAATGGCCTCGTCTTTGGCAAGGATGATAGCCTTAAGTGTGGCAATCTCGCTGTTTTCCTCTGCGACCACCGCCTCGGTATTAATGTCGAGCATGGCGGCGGCGATTGGCTTGATTGTGTCCTGATACCGGAAGTTCTTGTCCTCGCTGCCCTCGGCAAATACCTTTTGTATGGTGGGCAGGGAGACATTGCCGCCGTTGGCAAGCACCATGTCCTGTATCCGCTGGAGGGAATAACCGTTTTCGGCACGAACTTTTTTGAGTGCCTTGATTACCTCGCGGGTTTTTTCGACCTGAACCATAAAAAAGCCCCTTTTCTTAGTGAATACAAGGGACTTAACAGAAAATCATACCCAAAATACACGCAAAATATATCCTTGTTAGATTGCGAATAATGCGATTTTTTGGTATTTTCTGCTTGTCCCAAGCGCGATGTGCTGGGTGATCTGTTTGGCGACCGACACCCGGCACATCATTTTAATTTAAACCCCTACCGGGGGACTATGTGAAAGGAGAATGAACGTGGACAAATACATACATCACGAAATGAAGCCCAAGAAACCCATTGGCCAGAAGCACCGGCCTATGAAATCGACCGATTATGAGCCTCGAGCCGATGTGTCCATGTTCATGCGCAGAATGGGATTGCGAGATAATGATTGAAGTCCAGTTTTCAGGACACCAAATCGATATAATGAAATTATCCTGACAAGATAATTTTAGCTTTCCGGGCGATTTTTTACTTTACGCGGGAATGGAGTTGGTGTATAATTGACAGAAGAAGAAAGAAAACAACTGATCGAAGAACTGATCCGGGAGCTGAAAGGGCTGACGGACGAAGAGTTTATGACGCTGATTGGAGGTAATGTCTGTGAAAGATCGTGACGCGGAATACATAAGAACCGCCCTTGACCTTGTTTTGGCCAATCAGGCGTTTATCATTTCCCGGCTGGATGAAGTGATCAACCTTGCAAGCATTGCACTACTACACCAGCTACCGCAGCAACGGCCGCAATGCCGGCAAACACAAGAGTCCATACCTGAACACGAAACACCGATCGCTCCTGTTTCTTGATTTTCTCTTGCTCTTTGCGTTTTCGGGCATCGTTCATTCTTTGATTGGACAGTTCAATAGCTCTTGAGCTACCTGGTCTCGGCTGCATATTTTCACCCCTTGATGATCTGCTTGTAGAGCGCAAACAGCATAATATAAAGAAAGCTCAATAGCGAAAATACCGCCCTTGCCGGGGCGGTATTCTCTTTGTAGAAATGAAAAGGCTGAAAATGCCATAAGACACTTTCAGCCTTTTCATTGGGTTCAGGCAGGGCGGCGTATCCTGCATCTCAGGTTCCCTTTCGGGAGCGTCGGGAGCCTTTCCGACCTCTGATCCCAAGATAGTGTATGCTTTGTGTCTTAATTATAGCACAAGAGTTTGTGATGTCAACAGGATTTTATGCGTCCACTTTTGAGCCGATTCTGTAGTTTCCCCTCTGTGATTTCAAACACAGTAGCTACAAATAAGTAGTTGTCTTTCCTGTCCAGCTTGATGCAAACCATGACATTCTCGCCCATTCGCTTCACCATCTCTACGCTGTCCGGCTCTTTCGGGTTGTGTCCGATATAGTCAGGGTCACTTATAACCGCCGGTATATCGTTTATTCGGTGTAGTTTGTCGGGATGGTGGTTTTTGATGTGAACAGCAAGACCGGGAGATTGCACTATATCACCACAAGGCAGGGATTGCCCGGTCAGCTTGTTAAATCTATCTGTGTACTGACCGACGATCATAGATACTCGGCCTCTTTCTTTATATTCTGCTGTCCTTTATCGCCTTAATTCTCGCGGCCAATAGAAGTAACTCTTCATCAGTCATATCCTCCAGACCGTCAATAACCTTCTTTCTGGCCTCGCTGATCTGCTCACCCGAGAGGGTGGGCTTTTCTTTTTCCTCCCCCAGGAGATAGGAGACGGACACATTAAAGTATTCTGCAATCTTTGGTAGAACGTCAGCCCTCGGGTTTTCGCCTGTGGACTTCCACTTGGCGGCCAATGAGCGACTCAGCCCCATGTCTATACAAGCTCGACTGGGCCTTACGCCTTTGCTATTACAAAGCTCAGCAAACAAGTCGTAAAACATACTACCTCCGTAATAATTTGTTATCACTTTCGTAATAGTTTTGTAACTACTTTATTACGTAGGTATGCTAATATGTGGGCGTAGTGATTACGAAAGTAATAAAAAGACGGTATTTACTTTGTGTGGCAACAAAATAATAACGCGTCTGCTTACGAAAGTCAACTACAAAATGCGGCGAAGTTGAAGAAAAGCCGGCTGCGGGCTGTCGCAGACGGCTTTCTCCCCGAAAGATGTTTACCAGACATACTGCAAGGCGCTGAGCGTTCCGGGCGTTAATACTGGTTTGTATCCCGTTTCCGGTAGAGCCTATGGCTGGGCAACGAACAGAGCCTACGCATACAGCCCTGCGCTTCTTGGTACACAGTCACTTTAGCGGCTTCGGCTCCGCTGCTTTGGCCCTTCGCATCGTGTCGGGTAGTCCCGGTCTGGAACAGGCCAATTCAAAAGGTTGCTCAATGCGCAGCCCTCCTTTCATGGCCCTTAAAGGGCGGGACTATTCTACACGAGGCAGCAAACAAAAGTCAACACAGGAGGTGGAAAGATGCCTGAAAAGTGGACAGGCGAAGTAGTTGGCGCGTTGCACGTACACAACAAGACGTGCCTGGAACTGGCCCGGAAGCTGGGAATGCACGACAAGTATCTCAGTCAGATTCTAAACGGCCACCGCAACCCGCCCGGTGCCGAGCAGAAAATCAAGGCGGCTCTGGATGAACTTTTAAAGGAGGACACATGATTTTCCCGAGAAGAAAACTGCCTGACGGGAAGGAGCACAGTCAGCAATATCTCAACGGGTATAGCGCCGGTCTGAGCGCCGCAAGTGACGCCCTCCTGTTTGCAGATGCATACATTTGCATCTTGGAGCGTCGCCTTGGGATTTGCGGCGATAAAGGCGCCGCCATGCAGGCTGATGAACTTTTGAAGGAGGAATGACGGTGGCGAGACATATCTCAGCAGAAAATAGAATCCAATGCACCAAGTGCGGAAAAGACGCAGACCGCAACTGGAACTTTTGCCCCAATTGCGGTCTACAAATCAAGGATCAAATTGTCGTGGTTCGATATAACCCTCCCGGAGAAAGCGAGAGTTAGCGCCACAGCAAGGGCAGAAAACATCTGTCGGTTTTAACCCACCGCCCTTTTCGCTGTTTGGGCAATTGGGGTCAAGGCAGTAATTGTGGAGTGGTTTTCCGCAATTGTAGCAGTAGTTTTCTTCCTCACCGCAATCCGGACAGTTGCAATGAGGACAGACCATAGCATCCATTATTTCACCCCCTTTCGTGACCATTCTACTGCGAAACAGGGGAAAAGACAAGGAGGAATGACATGGGCCGGGAGCCTGAGGGATACCGGGAACAAATTGAATGGTTCAGCGCGAATTACCCCGGCGTGGCTCTGTTCAACCAGAAGACGGCGGCAAAGGTTCTGAACTGTACGCCCCGGACGGCTAAGAGCCGATACGGCATAGACGGGAAAGGAATCGGGGTTACCGAGCTGGCCCGGATGATATGCCGGATAAATAAAAATGCCGCCCAGTGTTGGCGCACTGGACGGCGGTAATCGAAACTACTTTGGATCGGAGTATCGACCATGAACGAATTTTATCACGAAAAACAGCGGAAGGCAAGGAGAATTTCTCCGCAGAAGGTTAAGTCCCTGTTGCTGACCGCAACGATCTGTGTGATGGGCGGCGCAATCATTATCATGTTCAGCCAGTCCCACTACGGATTCTACGATGTATTCACTCGCATAGTTGATGTGCCGGGGTATGCGTTCCTGGCACTCATTATCTACAACTTCATCAACTGCGACGGAGGTGCTCACTAATGGAAAAACACATTACCGATGGTCAGATCACCATTGATATCCGGGAATACCGGGAGCTGGTGGAAGAGGCGGCAGAGTGCCACCACTACCGGAGCGAATACTACCGGCTGGTTGCGGAGCTGGCAAAGCTCAAGGAGGCCGTCAATGGCTGAGTATTCTTGCCGACAGGCTGAGATCATCGGCCGAAAGCTGGGGTATGACCGGGACGGCGGATTGTGCGTGAACTGCCGCCGCCCCGGCAACCCGGATGCGCACTACATCCCCCGGTCAATGGGTGGGCTTGGGTGCGAGGAAAACATACTGACCCTGTGCCGCCGGTGCCACGACCTGTTTGACAACGGCTGCCGGGAGGTCAGGGAGGAAATGCGAGGCCGGTTTGCGGCCTATCTTTCCGGCATTTATGAGGGCTGGGACGAGGAAAACCTGATTTACAGAAAGGATATGTAATGCTGAATCAAATAAACATCATGGGGCGGCTCACGAAAAACCCGGAGCTGCGCTACACCGGGACAAGCGTTCCGGTGGCTTCTTTCACCGTGGCGGTGGAGAGAGACATTGGCGAGAAGAAAACGGACTTCATCAACTGCGTGGCTTGGAGGCAGACCGGCGAGTTCATCGCCAAGCACTTCGAGAAGGGCAGTATGATCGCCGTAACCGGTCGGCTGCAAATGCGGGATTGGGAGGATCGGGACGGCAACAAGCGCACCAGCGCCGAGATCATGGTGGATCATGCGTACTTCTGCGGCGGCAAGCCCAGCAGAACCGAGAGCGCAGAGGACACCGGCTCCTTTGATCGGTCGATGCAACAGGCATCCGCTTTCACACCGGTGGATATCGACGACGACGGCGAGCTGCCGTTTTGAGGTGACGCCATGGCAAGAAACTATGCTGCACTCCCCTATGACTACTTAGAGGAGATGGAAGCACTCAACGATGCAGAGTTCGGTCGGTTAGCGCGGGCATTGCTGAAATACAGCATGACGGGGGAACCGATAGCGCTCTGTGGCAATGAGCGTTTCTACGCCAAGCGCGTAATGTCTCAGGAAGATCGATTCAAAGCAAGCTACTCCGACGCCTCCGATAAACGCAGAGAGGCCGGGAAACGCGGAGCAGAACGCCGATGGCAAAACGATAGCAAAAATGGCAATGCTATTTTGCCATTAGCAAACGATAGCAAAAATGGCTATACCGAAACCAATACCGAAACCAAAACCAAAGATAATAATCTTTCTTTCTATCTTTCTGATAGAGGCCGTGGATTTTTTGCCGAAAACGGCGAAATTGTTGAAAACTCTGTGGAAAACCACCCGGAGTACACCACGCCGGAGGACAGGGCGAGAATTGCGGCCATGCTCGACCGACAGGAGGGGTGCCTATGATGCCAGGACAGATTATGCGAGTATGCCGGGAGTGCCCGGAGAACAACCTTCCCGAATGCGGGAAAGGAAAGTGTGATCGCCGGGACGAGGCGATTGCAGCGGATCGGGCGCGGCGCGATGCTCTGCGCAAGGACAAGGCTGCAAGGGCCATTGGCTATGCCGTCACCGTTGGCAAGTGCCGGAAGGGTGGGCAGCTATGAAGATTACAATCACCGGAGTTCCCAGGACAAAGAAGAACTCCCAGAGCGTCCATTACGTGGGGGTTCGTTGCCCCAAATGCAAGAAGGGAACTCGAGCCGTTGTGGCCCCGTCCTATGCCTACAAGGTTTATGAGGCGCAGGCGGTTAGGCAGATTCAGAAACCCGGCGCACCTATCGCCCATGCGGTGAATGTGAAGTGCGTGTATTACCTGCCGATGAACAAGGACGGCTCCATGCCGAAGAGGCTGCCGGATCTGACAAATCTGCTGGAGGCGACCGACGACATTCTGGTTCGGGCCGGGGTTCTGATCGATGACAATTTGTCGGTCATTGCGTCCCATGACGGGAGCCGGGCGGTATTCGGAAACGAAGCGCCCCGAACGGAGATTGAGATCACGGAGGTTTGCGGTGAGCAGTAAAAGCAAAAAGCGGAAACCGCAGATCAGTCTCACAAAATCCGTCTCCATTGCCGAGTGCATCTTCTTGTGGGCTTGGGTCACGGTGTAT